GTTTCATTGACAAAATACTTATCTTTTGGAGATCTGCCTGTATACTTCCCACTATCAATCATTGCTGCGCCACTAGAAGCAACATGCCCCTCACCATTGTTAACAATGTCTAAAACTAGATCTTGATAACTGAGATTTCTAGAAATAATTAAATTGTCATTTAATCCTAGTTTTTGCAAATCAAGATCTTTTGCTTTGTATGTGGTCATAATTTTATTCACCTCTAGGATGATTCTTTTGATAAACCTTTTTTATAGTTTCTAAGTTTAATTGCGTATAATGCTGAGTTGAAGATAAGCTACTGTGTCCTAAAAGTTCCTTAACAGTCAACATATCAGCACCTCTATCAATCAGATGAGTGGCAAAAGTATGTCTTAGCGTGTGAACCGAACCTCCACCCATAGTACTCAATAGATATCTTTTTACTCTTCTCTGTAAAGTGCGCTTTGGTAGCCTAGAACCTTTTCTGTTTGTAAATAAAGGGTTATCAAAATCTGTCCTAAAGGACCTTCCTGTGTTTTCTAAATACTTCTTAATCGAATTTAATGCGACTTTTCCGATAGGAACAATACGCTCTTTATTACCTTTTCCAATAACTTTTACCATTTCATTATTTTTATCTATATCACAAATATCTAGAGATAATAACTCGCTTAATCTCAACCCTGTTGCATATAAAGTTTCCAATATTGCAATGTCTCGATATGCATCTGATTTATTTGTAATAATATTCTTTAATGGCTCCTCCATTAGCATTTTGATATCATTTTCTTTTACAAATGATGGTAGCAATTTTGAAGATTTTGGAGTTTTAATATATATAGTCGGATTATCTAATATTTTTTCAAAATTATATAAATATCTAAACAATGCCTTAACCGATGCTAATCTTCTAGCTATTGTTTTTTCACTTAATGATTTAGACCTACCTTTTGATGATTGAATTTTCGCCATTTCATCAGCTAAAAAATTTCTTATTGTAAGCGGTTTAACCTTATCTAGATACGGTCCAAAATAAACATCAAGTTTGGAAGTATAATCAAGGCATTCCTAACTTCCTGTGTACTAAAGAATTATAAATATTACTATCGAATTTACTTGACTTGTAATGGGATATGTGGTATAAGATTGTACATGGGAGAAGTGCAAAATGCAAAATTTTAGAGATTATCTAATTGATAATCTTATTTTAGAAGGCGATACTACAGCCGCCTATGATATGGAAAAAGTTATCGTAGCAGCTGCAGGTGGTCCTAAATTTAAATCTAGTCTTATCAAAAACTCTGATAAGGTTGGTAAGAAAATTGTATCTAGTTTAAGACTATCAGGTAAGGGTAAGTTTCCAAAGAACTCTTATCCTGCATCTAAGAAATGGAACACATACTTTGGACCAGGTGGTGCAAAGGGTTCTACACTAACTCCAAAAACAGATTTCGTAATAGGCAGAGATAGAATATCACTTAAAACAGGTGATGCTCAACTCATGTCTGGTGGTCAAGCAGAAGCCTCTGCTACATTCTATGTGGCTGCAGAAACATCAAAACAATCTTTAGACAAGTCAGTAAAAGCATTAGGTAAACAGATGGACAATCTTTTACCGTCAACAGATTTATCTAAGATGGGTATCAAAGGTAGTAAAACAGATTTAGAAAAAGCAGGCAAGTTTGCTGAAGTAGAAATACTAAAGAAAGCAGATGAAGCTCACAAAGCATTTAAACAAGATTTAAGAAAAATATTTAATGCGAATCCAAGATTTGCACAAGCATTTACATATGAAGCAATGACAGGTCGTACTAAGTTTGATAACAGCGAAGGTACAGCTGATTACTTCTTAGTTACAGACTATGATGGAAATGCACAAGGTCATAGAGTTAAATCAATGAATGACCCATACGTTAAGAAGATTGCAAAACAAGTTAGACCAGATGTTAAATTTAAGTCTACACAAAATACATCTTCACAATTAAAATCACCAACAAATCCAAAAGGCAAAACTGGTTACTATACATTTTGGTCAGCAGTTGGTCTAGGTGTTAAGATGGTTGTAGAAGAAGAAATTAAAAATGCAGACTTATTGACAGAGGGTATAATGGATGTTATAAAGAGAGCATATGACAAAGTTGCTAATTGGTTCGAAGGCTTTTGGAATAGAGTAAAAGAATTAGTTAGTAAGTCTTGGGAAGCATTGATTAAGTTTATGGCAATAGAACCAGACGTAAGTTTTAACAATAGGATAAGTTGGTAATGGAACTTTTATTAGAAGACGCAAACACACACTTAGAACATTTAGAAGATGATATTATTCTGAATGGTGCAAAAGGTGGAGAGAATGCTCTAAACTTTTTAGATGCGTTACGTGATATGCTACAAGGTTCATCAAACAAGAAAGTTAATCTTACTGTGAAGTGGGATGGCGCACCAGCGATTGTTGCTGGAATCGATCCATCAAATGGTAAGTTCTTTGTTGCAACAAAAAGTTTATTCAATAAAACACCAAAGATTAATTATACACCAGCAGATATTCAAAGAAATCACACAGGCGAAGTTGCAAACATTTTAAGAGAGTGTCTATTATATTTGAAACCTTTAAACTTCAAAGGTATTCTACAAGGCGATCTTATGTTTACACAAAAGTTAAAAAAGACTAGAGGTATAACTTCAGCATCTGGTAAAAAAGAACAAGTGATTTCATTTCAACCAAATACAATTGTTTATACAGTGCCAGAGAAGACTGGTCTAGGTGGTAGAATTGCAAGAGCAAAATTAGGAATTATCTTTCACACAACATATCGAGGCTCATCTATCGACAAGTTAAAAGCATCTTTTGGTGCAGATGTATCGAAACTCAGACGTTCTCCCAATGTATGGTTTGACGATGCAACGTACAAAGATGTAACAGGTAATGTGATGATGACTTTAGGTGAGGGTGAACAACTTACTAAAATGTTAAACATGGCAAGAGGTTCATTGAAGAAGTCAACATCATTATTAAATAAAATGCAAACAGACCTATCGGATTATTCGGTAGGTTTAAATTTAAAGACATATCTAAATACTTTTATTAGACAAATGCAAGACGTACCAACAACTACAAAAGCAGTATCAGGTTTTAGAAACTACTATGAAGGTAAAGTTGGTGCAGCTATAGATAAAGTTAAGAGACAAGAATCGAAAGATAAGTATAAGAAAATACTTGAAGACGGTCTAAGATTTATAGATCGTGCAGGTGAACAGGTTTACTTTGCGATAGCAACATACAAAACAATACAACGTGCAAAGAAAGTTGTCGTTGATAAACTAAACAAAGCAACATCGATTGGTACATTTGTTGTCAAAGGTAACGGATTAGAAGTAACTAATCCAGAAGGTTACGTAGTAGTTGATGGTAAAGGTACAGCGAGAAAGTTAGTTGATCGACTAGAGTTTTCTGCAGCTAATTTCACAGCTGCAAAACGTTGGGATAAAGGAACAAGTAAAGTAGCATGAGCAAGTTAAGACAATATACATTTTATGAAGCAGGTGAAGAGCCTAAGAATATTGAATCAATGTCGTTTAGAAAAGCAGTTAAGTCTTTTCAAAACAACACAAAGGCAAAAGAAGTAACAGTGGAATGGGAAGCAAAGAAAGGTGGAGTATATACAAAGAGACAAGCTCTACCATTAGGACGTAGTAAAAAATTAGGAAGATGAAGAAGACACTAAAAGAATTTTTGGCAAAGGGTAAAAGACCTAAGGCAGTAGCATTTGCTTTTGGTCGTATGAACCCACCTACTGCTGGACATGAAAAACTGATCCAGAAAGTAGAAGCGATTGCCAGAAGAATTAAAGGTGATGGTATCATCTATGTAAGTGCATCTCAGGATAGAACAAAGAATCCTTTAGATGCACGAACAAAGATTAAGTATCTACAACCTTTATACAGAAACATAAAGTTTGTTGCCGCAGGTGGTAACACTAGAACGTTTATGGAAGTATTAAAGAATGCTTTAGATAGAAAGTATTCAGATGTTTATATGATTGCAGGTAGTGATCGTGTGAGTGAATTTAAAAGATTAATTACACAATATAATGGAAAAGATTTTAACTTTGATAAGACAGAGGTAGTTAGTGCTGGCGAAAGAGATCCTGACGCACAAGGTACTTCTGGAATATCAGGTACTAAAATGAGATTGTATGCTGTTAGAGGAGACTATAACAGCTTTAGAAGAGGTCTGCCAGTCAAAATGAAAGACGCAGATGGAAAGAAACTATTTAAAGATTTAAGAACAGCAATGGGCATTAAATCACAAAAAGGATTTGGAGTTCAAATGAAACCTATAATGAGTTTAGAAGACTTTGAAAAACAAGAACTAAGACAAGAATATATTGAAGAAAATATATTTGAGATCGGTGATTATGTAGAAAATATGAATGATTGTTCTATTGGTAAAATCATTAAAAGGGGAACCAACTATCTCGTATATGAAATGGAAGACGGTGGAGTTAAGAAAGCTTGGTTACATGAATGTTGTGCTGTAGATGATGCACAAATAGAAATGATGGAATCAACAGACGTACAAAAAGAAAAAGTAAAAGACGTTGTGTTACAGAAAAATTCTGATACATTAGACGATGACGATGACGACTACTTAGAAGACGTTAAAGTTAAACAGGATCCTGATGTAGATGATAAACCTGGTACACAACCTAAAAAATATTATAAGGGAGTGTCTAAAAAAACTAAAGATAAAAGGGCAGCTCACTTTAAGAAAGGCTCTAAGATGGATGATGATAATCCGAACGCATACAAACCAGCACCTGGTGATAAAGATGCGAAAACGAAACCAAGTACATACACTAAACAATTTAAAAAGATGTACGGTGAAGTGAATGAAAGTCGACCTGGCCTTTGGGCGAACATTCATAAGAAAAGAAAAGAAGGCAGACCAATGAGAAAGAAAGGTGAGAAAGGCGCACCTACTCAACAACAGATTAAACGAGCACAAGGTGAAGCAGTTGAAATCGGAAAAGATTATGCTGACCATGCTAAGAAGATTACGCCAAAAGAGAAAGCAAATAAATTTGCAATGGCACCACACATGGGCAAGTTTGATCCAGTAGAATATGGAATACATTTAAAAGATATTAAAGAATGGGCAGAGAGTGAAGCAACTATTGCTAAGTATCAAAAGAGATATGGCGATACTTGGGAAGAACAATTAGGTAAAGTTGTTAACAAGATGATGGAGAAAACTCAGAAAGCAATGTCTGAGAAATTAGATGCTCTTCAAAAGAAAGCAGACAAGTCTGGTATCTCATATGGCACACTAAAGAAAGTTTATGACAGAGGTATGGCTGCATGGAAGACTGGACATAGACCTGGTACAACTCCACAACAATGGGGTTACGCTAGAGTTAATGCGTTTATAGTTAAAAGAAAAAAAGGTAACTTAAACCATGATAAGGACTTAGCATAATGAAAACATTAAAACAATTTGAAGACATAGATAAAAAATCAGACGAAGTTATCTATGAACATGAACAAGAAGGTATACAAGAAGCAGAATACCAAGGTAAAAAAGTAAAACTAAACGACCCTATCAGAGGTGGTTCTAAGAAGTTTTATGTTTATGTAAAAGATGGCGATAAGATAAAGAAAGTATCATTCGGTGATACAACTGGTTTATCAATTAAAAGAGATGACCCAGCAAGACGTAAATCTTTTAGAGCCAGACACAATTGTGATAATCCAGGACCAAAAACAAAAGCAAGATATTGGTCGTGTTACCAGTGGAGAGCTGGAGCAAAGGTAGACAACTAATGACAACTAGATACAGATCAACTTGGCATTTGAAAGAAGCTGACTTAACCAAAAAACAAATTAAAATGGTACACAAGACAGCAGATGATTTACCTAAGAAAGATTTCAAAGACCGTTATGGAAAAGAAAAAGGTGACGCTGTTAGATATGCAACAGCAACTAATATGGTTAAGAAAAAATTAGGAATGAAAGAAGAACAGATTGATGAAGTGTTTATGGACGCTCATGTAATCACATTTTCTTATAGAGGTGACAAAGACAGATCAGTTGTCGTGTTTAAGAAAGAACGTGACAAGAATGATTATGTTAGTATGATTAAAAGAAAGGGTGGCACAGTACACTCTGTAAAAATTAAAAATTTAAACATGAAAGTTTAAGGGAGAGAAAAAATGGCAAACGGACTATTTAAAGGAAATGCTACTTACTTCGGTAGAAAAAGTGGCACACTAGAGGACATCGTTGCAAAGATCAACGAGGCACCTAGTAAACCAGAAGTATTTGATATGAAAAGTGAAAGCGAAGCATACAAGAAAGTATTCAACGCTGCAATGAAAAAATTTGGTGTTAACTCACCAGCAGATTTTAAATCAGACGAAGAAAAGAAAAAGTTCTTCGACTACGTTGACAAGAACTACAAGGGTAAGAACGAAGCAATGGATGATAAAGCTGCTGACATGAACAAGAAGTTAAAATCAAAAGACGGTGAAGAATCGCCAGTTAAAAAATCTGTAAGAGAAACAGTAAGAGACATGTTAATGAAAGCATGGAAGAACGCAGCTGATCTTGCAGAGAAAAATAAAGTAAGCGAAGGCGAACTACCACCTGCATTGCAAAAACATATTGACAAAAAGAAAAAAGATAAAGAAGCAAAAGAAGAAGAAGTAATGCCTACTAAAGAAGCAGACAAAGGATCAAAAGGTGACAAACCTTATCCACATTTAAAAGCATCTTACGGTATGAAGAAAGCATCTTACATGATGAAAGCTTCTTATCACAAAAAGGACAAGTAACATGGCTGAACTAAAAGATTTCGGCACAGTTAAAACTTGGTATGAGGCTTACAAATCAGTACAAGAAGCTGAAGACAAGAAGCCTGAAGAC